TCACGTTCATCCGCGCGATCGCCACCATGCTGGCGCGCACCGACGACACCACGCGCGACAAGATCATCGACGCAATCCCGGTCACGCTGCGGGGCACGCTGGCGCATTTTGACGAGCAGCATCCGCGTGCCAACGGCGCAGCCACGCCTCGAAAGCCTCCTGCGCGCCCATCTTGAAGTGGACGCGGTCGAGCTTCAGCTCGTCGACCGTGTCGCTCGCGACGCACACCCGCACCACCACCGGACGCTGCTGGCCGGGCCGCGCGAGGCGCGCGATGGTCTGTTCCCACATCTCGGGCGACCACGTCGGGGAAATCCACGCCATGTCCGCGCCGCCATGTTGTAAGTTTAATCCGTGGCCGCCGCTGGCCGGGTGCAGGCCCATGAAGCGCAGCCTGCCGGCGTTCCAGTCCGCGATGTTGGCGGCGGCCTGCTTGTCCGACACGCCGGCGCCGAGGTAGCGGAAGTCCTGCTTGGTCGCCAGCACCACCTCGTGCTCCAGCATGCGCCAGTCCTCCTGATACTCGTAGACGATCAAGGTCGGCTCGCTCGCCTCTTCGATCAGGTCGCGCAGCCAGTCGCGCTTGGCGTTGTGAATGGCGTGCGTTTCCTCCAGCTCGCCGTACATGAAGCCGTTGGCGAGCTGCGCCAGCTTGCCGGTGGCGATCGCGGCCGAGCCGGCGATCACCCGCTCGTCGCCGGTGTCGGCCATCAGGCGCGCCTGCATGTCGCGGTACTGGCGCCGCGCGGCCGGCGACAGCTCGACCTTGTCGAGCACGATCGTCGGCGTGACCACCGGCATCTCGCCCTCGGCCACCGTGACGGTAAGCGGCGCCAGCGCGGCGTTGAGCTGCTCCTCGGCGCCGGGCAGCGGCGCCCAGTTGTAGCCCATGTAGTCGGTCGGGTAGAAATGCGCCTTGCGCCACTGCCAGAACGAGCGCCCCCACAACTTGCCGCGGGTGACGACGCGCGCCGGCATGAACAGATCAAGCGCGCTCGATGGGCGCAAGGTGCCGGACAGTCCCCAGATCATGCGCCAGTGGTGGGCATACTTCGCCAGCGCCTTGGCGCGCTCGCCGCTCGGGTTGCGCAGCCGGCTCGCCTCGTCGATCACGAGGAGGTCGTAGAGCGCGTGATCGGTGTGGTAGTCGCGCAGCGCCTCGACCAGCCACTGCACCACATCGAGGCCGACGATGGTCAGGTCGCGATCGGGCGCGTGCTGTAGCAGCGCCTTGCGTTGCTCGGGGTCGCCGTCGAGCACGGCATAGGTCAGCCCGGCGGTGTGCGCCCACTGCGCGATCTCGTCGGGCCAGACCACGCGCGCGACCCTCTTGGGCGCGATCACCAGCGCGTGGCGGATCACGCCCTCGTCGAGCAGGTCGCAGATCGCGGTGAGCGCGGCGGCTGTTTTTCCAGACCCCGGTCGCATGACGCACATCGCCTCGTCGTGCTCGTAGAGGTGCGTCGCGATACGCTGCTGGTACGGGCGCAGGTCGGTAAACGGCCTCATCGCTTGCGCCCCATGATCTCGGACACCCGGCCGCCGTTGGCGAGGCCGACCTTGTTGGCGATCTCATGCATGGTCAGGTCGGTGTACTTGAGCGCGCGCACGGCGGCGCGCATCGCCGGCGTGACGCGGTTCGGCGTGGCCGGGGCGCGGCGCACCGCGTGCGCCCGCGTCATGTGGCCGAGCGCCAGCTTGCAGTAGCGCCGCGCCGTCTCGTCCATGTCGCATTCCTTCAGGGCGGTGCGGATGATCATGCGCGCCAGCGGGATGTTGCTGCTCATAGTCCGTGGCTCCCCTCGTGCTTGGTGTAGTAATAGCCGAGCGTCTCCTCGCTCATCAGCGGCAGGCCCTCGCTCCACGGAAAGCCGCGCTGCATGACGTGGCGCAACTCGGATGCGACGCGCGTAGCGTCAGCCGGCGCGCATTCCAGCAGGACCTCGTCGTGGGTGTGCAGGCGCACGCAGTGGCCCTCATCCTTCAGCTGGCGCAATGTGCCGCGCAGGACGTCGGCGGCGACCGCCTGCACGACGTTCTCGCACAACATGCCGCGCCACAGCTTGACGCGGCCGTGGCCGCGCGAGAAGCGCAGCTGGCGCGAGGTGCGCAGCTTGCCGTCGTCGCCTTCCTCCTCGACCGGCTCCCAGCGCAGCTCGCGGTAGGTGAGGAAGCGCCCCGAGGGCAGCTCGCACAACAGCGAGCCGCCGAGGTAGTCGCGCGCGAAGCAGTATTTGAGCCGGCCGACCGGCTGCTCCAGACCCGGCAGGCGCATCGCCCGCTCGACCGCATCCTCCAGCGCCTCCCAGAACCTGACGCACCACGGATTAGCCGCGCGCCAGTCCTCGACGGTCTGCCTGCCCTCGGCGTCGTCCAGATGCAGGCCGTAGCCGGCCGCCATGCTCTGCAGCGCGCCGAGCCCGCCGCCGAAGCCGAGCGCCAGCTCGGCGACCTTGCCGCGCTGGCGCACCGGCTTGGTGACCTGTTCGACCGGCAGATGCGAGAGCACCGCGGCGGTGCGGGTGTAGAGGTCCGGCACGGTCGGGTCGGCGTCGACGTCGCGAAACACCTGCAGCCGGGCCAAGGCGCCGGGGTCGTCGCCGGCCAGCCACGGCAGCACGCGCGCCTCGATCTGGCTCCAGTCGCTCCAGACGAACACGTTGTCGCCGGCCGGCACGAAGGCGGGGCGGATCAGTAGCGAGAGCTGGCGCGACACCGGGTCGGGGCGCTTCAGCGCCAGCCAGTTGTAGTCGCAGCCATCGATCAGGCTGTCGATCGCGTCCGGCTCGTCCGCCAGCACGTCGCGCGCGAGATTGTGCACCTGCACGCCGCGGCTCGACGCCCGGCCGGTCTGGGCGGCGCCGTTGAACGCGTACTGGCCGTAGAGCACCCCGTCGACGTGGGACGCCAACATCTTGGCGAACTTGGCCGGGGTCTTGCTACCACCGTAGAGGCGGATCTGGAGCAGGCGCAGGGCGTCGTTTAATCCGGTATTGTTTAGAGCCCCCACGTAGGCGATCAGCCGCTCGACCTGACGCCGCGTCAATGCGTGCTTGGCCGGCTTGGTGATCACGCCGTCCTCGTCGACCTCCTCGTCGCGCTTGGTGATGATCGCGCGGCCCTCCTCGGGCAGCCGGTCGAGCAGCCACGCCGTCAGGCGCTTGACCATGTCGACGGTCATCTGGGGATCGCCGGTGATGGCGCGCAGCTCGGCCTTGGCGCGCTCCTTGTCCTCGGCCGCGAGCCGGCTGGCGGCCTCGACCATCGGCAGGTCGATCGCCGCGCCGCGATCGTTGATCGCCTCCATCGCCCAGTATTCGCGCCACTCGGCGAGCGGCAGCTGGCGGGTGCCGAGGAAGGTCGAGCGCATGGCGTCGATGTCGCGGTCGGCGTAGTCGAGGAAGGCTGACCACTCGACCGGGTTGTCCTGCGGCGTGCCGGTGCTGTCGGGCAGGCAGAACAGCCGGATCAGCTCGCGACCGCTCTGCAGTTTTGTGACCGAATGTGACGCAACCGCCGCCGCGGACAGGTCCGGCGGCAGGCCGGACGCTGCCGCCTGCGCCATCACGTCGATGATCTGGTGCGGCTCCAGCAGCGGGAAGCCGGTGGCGGCGTAGTTCCAGATGGCGCGGTCGAAGGAAGCGTTCCACGCCGCCCAGATGCCGGTCCCGGTCATCACTTTGGCGTGAAAGCCGAGGAACTCGGTCGGCAGGTCGACCATGTCGAGCGTGGCCGGGAAGCGCGGCACCGCGATGCGGCGCACCGGCCCCATGCCGATCGCGTAGGACAGCACGACCGCGTCGGCCTCGGTGGCGTAGCGGTAGGCGCCGGCCGCGATGTCGACCCGGCCGCGGGTCTCGAAGTCGATCCAGCCGATGCGGGCGGGATCGAAGGTCGGCCCCCATGCACGCTCGGACGCATGTGCGAAACGCATTTGTGTGCGGGCGTTCATGAGGCGTTCCTGTACCCGTCAGACCTTGCGTCAGACGTCCGTCAAACTTCCGCAGCGTCCGCACGATCCGCAATGCGGACCGTGCGGATTGGCTCAGGGAAGGCTCAGGCTGCGCTCGGCCGGCGGCGCTGCCCGATATGGGTCTGCGCCGTCGCGACGGGCTCAGCGGGCTGCGCTGCGGCCTTGGGCGCCGTCCCGAGCGGCGCCTTGCGCTTGCGCGCTCCTTCCGCCGGCGGGGGCGGTTCCTTCGGTGCCGGCCCGAGCAGCGCCTCGGGCTGGTCGTCGTCCTGCAGGTTGCCGTTCATATCGGCCCAGCCCACCACGGTGAAGATCGGGACGAAGATCTGGCCCCATTTCTTGTGCGGGTAGCTGTCCGACGAGAAGGTCAGCACCGGGCAGGGGTAGGCCGGCGCGTGCGCCAGCTGGGCGTGGATGGCGTCGAGCAGCTCGGCCACCGCGCGGATGCCGCCGACGGAGTTGATCTTGTAGATCACCTCGGTGCCCTGATCGGCGCCGTCGATGCACTTCATCTCGAAGCTGCGCTGGTCCTTGTAGGCGGCGTCGCCGATCGGGTCCGGGCGCGGCGGGAGCGGGTTGGTCATCGCGGTCATGACCTCGCCGGCGAGCGCGTTGGCTTGGTTCTGCCCGCCGTCGACCCAGCACGAGTAGCCGTGCGACATAGTCATGATGTTGACCGCCCAGCGCGAGCCCTCCTGCACCTCTTCGTTGCTCTGCCCGAAGATGAAGGCGCCGGAGCGGCCCATGCGGAAAAAGGGCTTTCCGCCGGCGACGATGGTCTGGGCGCGGCTCTCCGCGATCCCGGACATGAGGCGGGAGATGTAGTCGGCGGGCAGCTGCTCGCCGCGTTTCACGATGTCAGACATAATTCGCAGTCCTCTTCATGTGGCCGGCAGTCACTTGCCGGCCTGCTGTTGCTGCAGAAGCCGCAGTGACGCGGCAAAGCGTTCGACCAGCGCGGCCGGCTCGACCACCGGGGCGGGATCGTCGGTGGTGGCGAGCGTGGTGCCGCTCGGCGGCGGCGCCACGCGCAGCTCGTCGGGTATCTTCTCGCCGAGGCGCTTGGCGATCGCCTCGGCCTGCTGGAAGGTGAGCAGCTCGGGGTCGCGCCAGATCTCGTCGGCGGAAAAGCCAATCCCGGCCAAGGTGGCGGCGACGGTGTCGGCGTCGACCCACTGGCGCCGGGTGGCCTTGGCCTTCAGCCGCCAGCCGGGGATGCTGCCGCCGTTTTCGAGGTAGGCGTGCATCTGCGCGTCCAGCTCATTTTTGAACTGGAGGACGGTGTCGGTGAGCGCCTTGGCGCGGGCGAGATAGTCGCCGTAGGGCGTCGGCCCCTTTACTGCAGTCGTTCGCGCGACCGGCTTCAGTGCGGTCAGGTCAAGCACGGCGCCGGTCCAGAGCGGGCAGTCGATCTTGCAGGGCGCGAAGCGGCAGTGCTCGCCCTTGCGCAGCGGCGGGTCGCGGTCGACCGCGGCGAGCACGGAATTGTGCAGGTCCTCGACGAACATCTTCAGCTCGCGACGGGTCACCTCGGTGAATGTCAACGGCTCCAGCGAGCGCGGCTGGATGATGGCGACGACGATGCGGCGCTTGGTGAACAGGCCCGGCTTGGTCCGCAGGGCGGCGGCCGCGTAGTACATCAGCTGCGGATTGACGATCGCGCCCTGCCCGTCGCTGTAGACGCATTTGACGCCGATGCCCTGCCCGAACTTCCAGTCGACCAGCAGGGTGAAGCGGTCGTTCTGCAGGATCAGGTCGACGGTGCCGAAGGCGCCGGGTATTCCCGGAAATATGACGCGCTGCTCGACGCCGACCACCTCGAAGGCGCCGGCGGTGTCGAACTCCTGCTCCAAGGTGTCGAGGTGCTCCAGCGCAGGATACACCATCGTATCGAGGTGATCGTTAGTCAGCACGCGGTCGTGGAACTGGCAGCCGACGTGGGCGGGGACTTCGACGCTCGCGTCGTTCCCGAGCAGCACGCCGCGCCGGCGGCCGTCCATCAGGGCCGCCATGACCTCGTGGGCGAAGGTGCCCTCCTCGGCGTATTCGGAGGGCGCGTCGGCGGAGGGCGGCAGCGCGCGGGTGCGGGCGAGGCTGGCGGGGCAGGCGAGCAGGCGGCCCGCGGTCGAGCCCCCCACGATGGCCGAATGTTTCGACATTAAATTCACCTTGCCAGTTTTAATTCACGATGTTCTGGTGCGAGCATGAATGGGATGTCGGCCATTGTCAAGGAGGCCACGGTCGAGCGCGAGCTGGTGGCGCGGGTCGAGCGCCTCGGCGGCGTCTGCGAGAAGGTGATGTGCGTCGGCAAGCGCGGATTTTTCGACCGGCTGGTAATCCTGCCGGGGCCACGGCCGCGGATTATATTCGCGGAATTAAAGCGCCCGAAGCGCGGGCGGATCGCGCCGCACCAGCAGTGGTACCACGACCAGTACAAGGCACTAGGTGTTGAAGTTTACTTCGTGCGCAATTCGGCGGATATTGATCGCCTGCTCGCCGCGCCCTAGCGGACGAGGGGCCGAGGCGCTTGGAGGGCGCCCCGGCCCGATCTGGACCTTATGCGAGAAGGACGCAGACCAATGCTCGACGATGTCGAACTAGACTTCAAAAATCAATACCTGCTGTGCTGCCCGGAATGCGGGAATATGTGGGCGCATCACGGCGCCGTGACGGTATATACGCGCGACGGCGAGGACGGGAAAGTCACCAAGACCCGCGTAAACCCGGACGGGACGGTGCAGCAGAACGTCGGAAAGACCAGCAACCCCAGCTCCCGGCGCGACGGGATCGCGATCCAGTTCTATTGCGAAATGGGCTGCATCCCGCGCGAAATCACGATCGAGCAGCACAAGGGCCTGTGCTCGCTGGCGTGGCGGCCCCTGACCGACAACCCGTCGGGAACGATGATGCAGGCGGAGCGCAAGCCATGCTGAAACCCAAGCGGATCACGCTCTATCGCCCGGTGTGGCACAAGATCAAGGCGAACGGCTTCGACGTCATACCACTGCGGGAGGGCAAGGAACACCCGTTCACCGGCTGGCAGAAGATGCCGAACGAGGCGGACGACATCGAGCGGTGGAACGGACGCGCCGCGGCCATCCGCATGTACGGCAGCGGGCTGGTGGTGATCGACATCGACGTGCGCATCGCGGCGGTGGTCGACGAGATCGTGGCGATGCTCACGGCGCGCTGGCCGGACTTCATGGCGCGCTGCCTGCGGCGCCACTCGGGCGCCGCCAAGCTGGCGCTGATCGGGCGCGCCGAGACCGAGCGACATTACCTGAATACGCGGCGTTGGGTGGTCCCCGGAACGGTGCCCAAGACGCCGGAGGCCAAGGGCCACCGCGTCGAGGTGTTCACCACGCTGTCGCGGCGCTACGTCGGCGTGCACGGCCTGCACAGCATCACGGACGGGGTCGAGCGCCACTATGGATACCACGGGCGCACGATCCTCGACGCGCAGGCGGCCGAGCTGCCGACCTTTCCCGGCGCCGACCTGAGCCCGCTGATGGACGCCTGCGACGCCATCATGGAGGCGCACGGGCTGGTCGCGGTGAAGCCGATCCACGACGGCGCGAGCGGGCCGGTGGTGTACGACATCGACGACGCGACGCGGTTCGACGTGCACAACGGGCCGGACCAGATCGACTACGACACGCTGTGCGCCATGGCCGGCGCGAACAGCGAGCTGCGGGTGTCGGGCTCGTTCATCGACGGCAGCCACAACCGCACCAAGTGCCGGGTCGGGGATTGCCACGTCGCGCGCTGCGTCGGCGTGTTCGACAACGAAGAGGCGACGTGGCACTGCCCGAAGAGCGCGGCGCCGACGCACGTGCCGGAAGGGTTCGCGGAGCGGCTGGCAGCGGTCGCCGAGCTGCACCACGTCGAAGTCGCGCCGGATATTCCCAACTGGCGCGAGCGCACGGCGAGCGGAGCCTATCCGAAGGCGTCGCTGCACAACGCGCGGCTGGCGATCACGGCGCTCAGGTTCGTCTGCTCGTTAGATGTCTTTCATAACAAGATGCTGCTCGGCTCGACGCGATCGCCTCTGCCGCCGTGCTGCGGCGAAGTCACGGATCGGGTGGTGATGGCGCTGCGCACGGCGCTGTCGAATGCGTTCGGGCTGGACTTCACCGAGAAGCATGTCAGGGACGCCGTGGTCGCGCTGGCGGGCGAGAATGCGTTCAACCCGGTGACCGACATGCTGGCGGAGGCGGAGGCGAACTGGGACGGTGTCGCGCGCCTCGACCGCATGGCGGTCGAGCACTTCAACGCGGCGGACACGCGGGTCAATGCGCAGTGCGTGGCCAAGACCATGATCGCGGCGGTCGCCCGCGCGCGGCGGCCGGGGATCAAGTTCGACAACATCACGGTGCTGGAGGCGCCGGAGGGCTGGAACAAGAGTTCGGCGTGGCTGGTGCTGGCCGGGGCGGAGAATTTCTCGGACGAGAGCATCATCGGCAAGGCGTCGCGCGAAGTGCAGGAGCAGCTCGCCGGGGTGTGGATACATGAAAACGCCGAGCTGGCCGGGATGCGCAAGGCGGAGGTGGAGACGGTCAAGGCGTTCGCCAGCCGACAGGTTGACCGGGCGCGGCCGGCCTACGGGCACTTCCTTGTCGAGCAGCCGCGGCACTCGATCGAGGTCGGCACGACCAACGGCCGGGAATACCTGCAGTCACAGACCGGCAACCGGCGGTTCTGGCCAATCAAGGTAGGACGCCCGATCGACCTTGGCGCGCTGCGGGCGGTGCGCCTGCAGCTGTGGGGCGAGGCGGCGGCGCGGCAGTCGGGCGGCGAGGTGCTGACGCTCGATCCCGACTTGTGGGAAGCGGTCGGCGCCGAGCAGGACGAGCGGCGCGTGCGCGACCCGTGGGAGGACGCGCTGGAGGCGGGATTGAAGGTGGTGGCCACGAACGCGGGTCCACTGGCGGGCGTGGCGCGCGTGGTCGGCATCGTGCAGGTGGCCGACGACGAGCTGCGGGTGTCGGTGAAGGCGATCTTCGACACCATTATCGGCCTGCCGACGCACATGCTGCATGACCAGCACACCAAGCGGCTGGCGAATGCGATGCGGGCGCTCGGGTGGACCCGTGGGCGCTTTCGGATCGGCGGCGAGGTTACACGGGGGTATTGGCGTAGCCTAAGCGGTAGCTGAGTGGGGGGTGTACCACGTGTGACGTGTCACAACGTGGTTTCCAACTTGCTACGGTAATTTTACTACCCCTTTTTCTAAGAAAAAGGTGGAACAGGTGGTACAGCTTTGAAATGGAAGGGAAATAAGGTGGAACAGGCACGTGGTACAGGATGGTACAGGGTGGCAACGCTCGCGCTGGGCGTCATGATCGTCGGGCCGGCCGGCGCGCAGAAGATACAGGACCGGCACCCGGCGATGATCCCGCAGGCGCAGCCGGTACCGCTCACGTTCGAGCAGCGGTGGGAGCCGGTGCGGCAGCTGCTGGTGCGCGATGCGCTGGTCGGCCTGCCTCCGGCAGCCCAGACACCGCAAAACGCACCACCGGCCTCCGCTGCGCCGGTGGAGCCCCGTCCGGTGCGGACCGTCGTGGTGACGATCCGCAAGCCGGATCAGGAGACGTGCAAGCGGCACGGCCGGCGTACGGTGTGGAGCGGAAACTCATGGAGCTGCAGGCGATGAACACGAACGGGACGACGAACGGACGGCGCGACCGCGTCGAGGCCGGGCTGCTGGCGGTGGTCGAGGCCGAGGAGGAGCGTGACAGCTGCAAGGCGGCGTTCGACCGGCTGACGGTCGAGCACCGCGGGCTGGCGGCGGAGCACGACGCGCTGCGGCTGGCGCACGCCCGGCTGCAGACCGAGGTCGAGCAGTACCGCCACGATCGCGATCAGGCGGTGGAAAAGCGCGCCCGGGCGGACGCGCTGATCGACGCACTGGCGGTGCTCTTGGAGAAGCACCGCGTCCCCTCGCTGCAGGGCGAGCTGGACGCGGTGAAGGCCGACGCTAACGCTGGACCGAGCGGCTGATCGCCTTGGCGTGGTCGACGAGGTCCTGCTGCAGGTCGAGCAGCAGGGCCTCGCGCGCGGTCCACGCGTCGCGCGCCTGAACGTATTCGTTCGGGCGGTACTGGTAGTCGCGGCCGTGCGGGCGGGCCGCGGCCATGCGGCGCTGCAGCTGCGCGAGCGCGGTGATCACGGCGGACTGTTGCGCGAGCAGGTCGTCGGGGTGGCTGCCGTTGATGCTGACCTGCGGCAGCACGAGGTCGGGGAGGCCGTCCATGATGGTGGTCCTTGGGGCGGTGTTGCGGGCGAAGCTGTCGGCGGCGAGGCGCTGGGCGTCCAGCGCCTCCTCGTAGAACAGGTTGTTTTCGCTGCCCATGCTCATGCCCTCCCGTTGAGGACGGCGTCGAGCAGGGCGGGGCCTTCGCGGCCGGGGGCGGTGACGTCCGCCATGCGGGCGTAGCGGGCGCGCGCCTTGGCGTTCTTGGCGTTGATCGCGGCGACGGCGGACGCGACGTCGGCGTGGACTTCGCGCCAGCAGCCGGCGCCACCGAAACGCTCGCCGTTGCGGGTGACGGTGTGGGCGATCGCGACGCGCTCGCCGGTCAGGTCGGGGCTTTCCATGTAGATGCTGCCGTCCGACGGCTGTTCGCCTACCGGCGTCACGGTGATGTGGAAGATGCGCCAGTTGGCGCCCAGCTTGCGGCCCTTGGCGTCGAGCAGGCCGAAGTCGGTGTGGCCTTCGCTGATCGTCTCGCCGAAGGTCTGCTTGGTGCGGATCAGGGAGCCGTCGGTGTACTTGGTCATGGCGTATCTCCGTTGTTGATGACGCAAACTAGGACAATCTGTCCAAGCCTGTCAACTGCCAAATTGACCTAGTGCAAAAAAGTGCATATCGTGGTGCCAGCATCAAATGGAGCTGACATGGCAAACCAGAACTACGCCGACTGGCGCAAGGTCGCGGCGATCAGCCCGGCCGAGTATGAGCGCCTGCTGGCGGCGCTCGGGCTGAACCAGAGCAGCGGCGCGCGCTTCCTTGGCGTGAGCGATCGCACCAGCCGGCGCTACGTCGCGGGCGAGGCCGAGGTGCCAGCCAGTGCAGTCAAGCTGCTGCGGCTGATGCTGCATCTGCGGCTCGGGCCGCGGCATCGGACAGCGCCTCGACTACCCGGGCAACTTGACGCCAGAGCCTGATCGCCGCATCCTGCGGAGTTATCCACAGGGTGCACGCATGGCCGGCATGAAGGTGATCAGCTTCGTCGACCACGAGATCGCCAAGGAGAGGCAGGTCGCGATCGCCGATCTGGAGGCGATGCAGCGCCGGTTGCTCGACGTCATCGCGGCGCTCGGGTCAAGCGTGCTGAAGCTGGCCGACCGGGTGACGGAGCTGGAGCAGCAGCGAACGCGGGACAACGACGCGATCGGTGATGTCGGCCTCGCAATCGTGGGCGTGGGCGAGCGGGTGAAGCGGCTGGAACAGAGGACGGGGTGACCCGGAGGCAAGTGGCTAGAGCGCCTACCGAAATCCGAAGCTATGCTCGTGCGCATGCGCTGGAGGCAATCCAGACGCTCGCCGGCGTGGCGCGCAACGGCAAGCAGGAGGCAGCGCGCGTCGCCGCGGCGATTGCGCTGCTCGACCGCGGCTGGGGCCGGCCGCCGCAGACGCACACTGGCGAGGACGGCGAGGGTGACATCCGCGTGACTATTAGACATATCGTGCAGGCTGCGCTCGCACCTCCACTCACGATCGAGAATAATGGACGCGACAACGATGCGACATGAGTGCAAGTTGTCCTACTCTCGCAGCGATAAACAGCGGATTACTAATCCGTCGGTCATGATTAGGCTTAATGGTGTGCGTAGCGTCGTGCGTAATGGTCAGGGGATTAGCCAGTACCTGTCGCAAGGGCTGGCTAATCCCCACCCCCAATCGATCGTAAATGGTACCATCGGTGATCTTGAAGGTGCGCGGCCAACTGTCATACGCCCGCCCGTAATCATCCCTAATCATCCCACTAAAAACCCTGATAACCCATTTAGCTGGTCAGCTAATCCGGCCCGTAAACCACACACTAAAATCGGCGGCCAGCTCCTCGCCGAGACGGTCGCCGTAGGGCGCCGCGCCGCCATACGCCCCCAGCCTGTGACCGGCGCGGCGCCCGCCTGCGGAGCCTGAGCCGTGGCGATCGAGGTCGACCTGCCGCACGGCGACTGGTGGCCGCGGCGGCATCAGGCCGCGCTGTGGACTTACCTGCAGGACGGCGGCAAGCGCGCCATGGCGGTGTGGCACAGGAGGGCGGGCAAGGACGAGATCTGCCTCCACCACTCCGCGGTAAGTGCTTGGAAACGTGTCGGAAATTACTGGCACTGCCTGCCGGAATACGGGCAGGCCCGCAAGGCGATCTGGACCGCCGTCAACCCGCACAGCGGGCGCCGGCGGATCGACGAGGCGTTCCCCGAGGCGATGCGCGCCAATACCAACGACCACGAGATGTTCATCAGGTTCAAAAATGGCTCGACATGGCAGCTCATCGGCTCCGACCGCTTTGACGCGACTGTTGGCTCGGGTGTTGCGGGGGTTACCTACTCTGAGTGGGCATTGGCAAACCCCTCCGCGTGGGCCTACCACCGGCCGATCGTCGAGGAGAACAACGGCTGGGCCGCGTTCATCACCACGCCAAGAGGAAGGAACCACGCCCACGCCATGTTCGGCCATGCCTCCAAGACGCCGGGCTGGTTCTGCGAGCGGCTGACCGCGGTCGACACCGGCACTCTCTCCACCCTGCAGCTCGAAGAGGCGCTCGCCGAGTACCAAGCCCTCTACGGCGCGGACGTCGGCGAGGCCCAGTTCCGGCAGGAGTACCTCTGCGACTGGCACGCCGCCATCTTGGGCGCCTTCTACGCCCGCGAGATGAAGGACGTGCGCGACGAGGGCCGCGTCGCGCCGGTCAACGCGATCGCCGGCGAGCCGGTCCACCGCGCGTGGGACCTCGGCGTCGGCGACGACACCTCGATCTGGTGGTTCCAGCCGCGCGGCGCGCAGATCGCCATCCTCGACCACTACGCGGCGAGCGGCGTCGGTCTGGAGCACTACGCCGGCGTGATCGAAAGCAAGGCGCGCGACCATGGCTGGAAACACGGTGACGACTATGTTCCTCATGATGCCAAGATCAAGGAATGGGGCAGCGGACGAACCCGAGTTGAGACGATGTCCGGCATGGGGCTCCGTCCGCTGCTCGTGCCCCATCACAGCCTTGACGACGGCATCAATGCGGTGCGCCGCACTCTCCCCCTCTGCGTGTTTCACCCCCGCACTGAGACCGGAGGGCTCGACGCCTTGGAGCAGTACCGCCGCGAATGGGACGACGACAAGAAAGCGTTCCGGGCCAACGCCGTCCACGACTGGACGAGCCACCCGAGCGACGCCTTCCGCTACCTGAGCATGGCGTGGCGCCGCGCTCCCATCCGTAAGATAAAAGCGCCGCCCAACCCCGCCTTCAGCGGCTGGATCATCCCGCCGCCGCCCGAACCGAAACGGAGGGCCATGCTGTGAAGAAGCGCAAGACCAAGCCGAGCCTGTCAGCGGTCATCCGCGACCTGCGCGCGCAGCTCGCCGACACCCGCTGGCAGCTCGCCACCGCCCGCGAGAAGCTGCGCGAGCAGCGCGCGCAGGACGTGGTCGACCTCGACGCGCTCGACCGCTGCGCCGACGCGGTGACGGCGCACGAGCGCGCGCTGTTCGAGGCCAGCCCCGCCTACAAGCGCTATCAGGAGTGGCGCCGCACCGGGCCGGCCGTGCGCAATGGCGACTGGCGCGCGCCATGAGCGAGCTGACCGACCGCATGCGGACCTGCGCCGCGCACATCCTCGCCCGCGCCGCCAAGCCCGACCCGTGGGCCGGCGAGCTGGTCGCCTTGGATGCCGCCGACCTGCTGGTCGAGGCGTCCAACCTGCTGGTCGAGAAGCAGCCCGAGCTCGCGCCCGCGCCCGCGCCCGAGCCGGAGCAGCTCGCGCTGGAGCCGTTCGTGTTTCCGCCCGCGCCGGCCGGTCAGGCAGCGCAACCGTCCGCGACGTGGACGGCGCCGCATGATACGCTGCCGGGACCGCGCCCGCCGCGGGCGTGTCCGCAGTGCGACAGCCGCACCCACAAGAAAGTATTCCGCCAAGGGCGCACGCTGATGCTGGCCTGCCCGGTGTGCGCCAAGGAGTGGCCCTATGGTTGACGCACCCGCACCTGCAGACGACGACGTCCGCCACGACGATCTGGAGTTCGACGTCAGGCTCGAACCCGACAAGGCCGATGCGTGGCTCAACCTGCTGCGCGAGAGCGAGAAGGCGTTCGACGACTGGAACGACCACTGCGACAAGATCGACAGGCGCTATGCCAACATCGACCGCCTGAGCAATGCCAGCCGCGACCGCGAGTTCCAGATGCTCTGGGCCAACATCGAGGTCATCGGCCCCTCCATCTACGCCAAGCCGCCGCAGCCCGTCGTCACGCCGAAGTGGAAGGACCGCCGGCCGGTGCCGCAGGCCGCCAGCGAGGTTCTGGAGCGGTGCGTCACCGCGTCCTTCGACCTCTGCCACATCAACGACCTGATGCTGCTCGTGCGCAACGACGTCGCGCTCTACGGCCGCGGCGTGGCGTGGTGCCGCTACGAGGAGAAGGACAAAAGCCACGACTACGAGTGCGTCTGCGTCGACTTCAAGCACCGCCGCGACTTCCTCCACACCGTGGCGCGCAACTGGTTCGAGGTGACGTGGGTCGCCGCGGCGAGCTACCTCACCCGCGCGCAGGCGCGCGAGCGGTTCCACGCCACCAGCGGCGACAGCTACAAGGAGGCCGACTACAAGGTCGACCGCGACGTCAAGGAGATCGGCGGCGCGGATGCGCGCGAGCGCGCCAAGTTCTGGGAGATCTGGGACAAGACCGAGCGCCGCGTGGTCTGGGTCGCCGAGGGCTGCGAGGACGTGCTCGACGAGGCCGACCCGCACCTCGACTGCGTCGACTTCTTTCCGTGTCCGAAGCCGGCGTATGGGACGCTGCAGCGCGGCAGCCTCGTGCCCGTCCCGGACGCGCTGCAGTACGAGGACCAGCTCGACGAGATCGACACCCTGACCGCCAAGATCCACGCGCTCTCCAGCGCGCTGGAGGCGAAGGGCTTCTACCCGGCCGGCGGCGCCGAGCTGTCCGAGGCCATTCAGGCCGCCATCACCACCAACACGCCCGGCCGCATGCTGGTCCCGATCTCCAACTGGGCCGCCTTCGGCGGCTCCAAGGAGGTGATCATCTGGCTGCCTATTCAGGAGATCGCGGCGACCATCCAGCAGTGCGTCACGCTGCGCCAGCAGATCATTCAGGACATCTACCAGATCATGGGCCTGAGCGACATCATGCGCGGCGCCACCGACGCGCGCGAGACGCTCGGCGCGCAGGAACTCAAGACGCAGTACGGCTCCAGCCGCATCAAGGACAAGCAGGAGGAGCTGGTCCGCATCGCGCGCGACCTCGTCAACATCACGGCCGAGATCATCACCGAGAATTTCGACGAGCTGACCATCATCGCGATGAGCCAGACGCAATTGCCGACGACGAAGATGCAGGAGAAGCAGGCGCGCGAGCTGTCCCAGCAGCTGCAGCAGCAACAGCAGATGCTCGCCATGGCTCGCCAGATGCTCTCCCAGCAGCAACCCCCTCCCGGTGGACCCCCACCCGGCGGTCCGACCGCTCCGGGAGCGCCGCCCGGCGGCCCGCCAGCCGCGTCGCCGGGCGGATCGCCCGCGCCCGGCCAGCCGCCCGGCGGTGATCCGCAGGCGATGCTGGCGCAGGCCGAGGCTGTCGTTGCCGAAGGCCACAAGGCGCTCAAGAAGATCATCGAGGCGCCGACCTTCGATCAGGTCATGGAGCTGTTCCGCGACAGCCGCACCAAGTCCTTCACCCTCGACATCGAGAGCGACAGTACCATCCAGCTCGACGAGAACTCGGAGAAGCAGCGCCGCGCCGAGTTCGTCGCGGTGCTCGCGCAGCTCCTGCCCCAGCTCACCCAGATGATCATGATCGAGCCGCAGACCGCCGGCTTCTGCGGCGAGGTCTTAAAGTTCGCAACCGCCCCCTACCGCGCCGGGCGCAGCCTCGACGGCGCGATCGACGACCTCGTCGAGCTGATGCAGACCAAGGCCGAGGCGCCCAAGGGGCCGGACCCGACCACGATACAGGCCAACACCGCCAAGGAGATCGAGGCGATGAAGCTGGGCCACGCCCAGCAGAAGGACGCGCAGGACGCCCAGCTCAAGCAGGCCGAGATGGCGATGCGCGACAAGCACGAGCAGATGAAGATCGCGTCCAACGAGAAGATGAAGCTGGCCGACCTGCGCGCCAAGCAGGGCGACGGCGAGGAGAAGGCGCAGCAGACCCAGCTCAAGATGATGGCCGACCGCGAGAAGCATCAGGCCGACATGGTCAAGAAGCAGGCCGACCTGCAGGCCAACGCCGCCAAGATCGACCTGCAGAAGCAGGCGTCGCAGATCAAGCAGCAGGACATGCTGGCGAAGCAGGGCGAGCGCCGCGCCATGCAGCAATTCAAGATGAGCAATCCGCCGACCAGACCGGGAGTGTGAGCCATGGCCGTCGCGCCGATCGTCAAGTACAACACCTTTATCGACGAGCTGTCCAAGGCCGGCCACAACCTCGCCACGGCCGTGTTCAAGGCGGCGCTGACCAACACCGCGCCGGGGCTGACCACCGACACCGTCTGGAACACCACCGTGGCGCCGGCGCCGGCGGCTGCGGCCGGCTACACCGCCGGCGGCAATACGCTCACCACGGCCAGCGCCACGACCACGGCGGGGGTGTTCAAGCTGACCCTGAACGACACCGTGTTCACCGCCGCGGGCGGCTCGATCGGGCCGTTCCGCTACGTCGTGATCTACAACAGCTCGGCGAGCAACAAGGTGGTCGCCTCGATCGACAACGGCGCGTCCGTCACGCTCGCCGACACCGACACCTTCACGGTCGACCTCGACCAGACCAACGGTACCCTCACGGTCCAGTGATGAGCGCGCATGTCCTTCGTCAAGCCAGTCGTCCCGGAACGATGGGACCGCGGCAAGTGGGACGCGGCGCACTGGGACGGCCAGCTCGGGCAGACCACCGCGACGCTCGCAGTCACCGTCACGCTGCAGACCGCCAACCTCAAGGTCCAGCGCAACTACCGGCTCACCGGCTCGACGCTTGGCGTCACGGTCAGCTTCAAGACCGCCAGCCTCTCGGCGCACCGCGACTTCCGCCTGACCGCGACCACGCTCGGCGTCACCGTTACGCCCAAGACCGCCGACCTGAAGATCCGCCGCAACTACATCCTCACCGGCTCGGCTCTGCCGGTCACGGTCGCGTTCAAGACCTCGTCGGTTGGCTCCGGCCGTCGGGTAGCCGGCACGCCGCTGCCGGTCACCGTCACGCCCAAGACCGCCGCGCTGCTGCTCGGGCGGCGGCTGACATCCGCCAAGCTGTCAGTCACTGTCAGCCCCAAGACCGCCACGTTGTCAGCCGGGCGGCGGCTGACATCTTCCAAGCTGTCAGTCACCGTCGCGCCGAAGACCGCCACCCTGCGCTCGGCGTGGCGGCTGACGTCCGCCAAGCTGCCGGTCACGGTCAGCTTCAAGACCGCCAATCTGGTCAAGTCGAGCGGCAACCAGATCGTCGCCACGACGCTCGGCGTCACCGCCAGCTTCAAGACCGCCGACCTGCGCGTCACGGTGATCTCGGACGCCTTCGTCCTGACCGGCACGCCGCTCGGCGTCACCGTTACGCCCAAGACCGCGGACCTGCGCGTCGCGATCACGCAGGACGCCTACGTCCTGATCGCCGCGACGCTGCCAATTGCAATTCATTGCAATTCAGCCGACCTGATCGTCACCGCGGCGCCGCCCGCCGGCGATATTGTTTTGACCGCGTCGCCGCTCGCGATCATTGTGACGACCAGCGTTGCCGAGCTGGAGGTCGACCGCGGCGCACCGCTGATCCCGCCGCCGGGTGTCCTGAACTTCGGGCGGCGCGCCTACATTCCGGGGAGGCTGTGACGTGATCGCCGGCGACCGCATCGCGATGTACACGCTGGTCGGGCTCGCGGTGCTGTGTCTGGTGCTGGTGTTCTGGGCGGTGGGAGCGTTCTGATGAGCTGGCGCGACAAGATCGCGGCGGTGCTCGCGGGCAAGGTCGGCGGCCCGACGCCGACCGGCATCCACGTCTACCACTCCAGCCCGCATGACTTCGACAAGTTCGACCTCGCCAAGATCGGCACGGGCGAGGGCGCGCAGGTCTACGGCCACGGCATCTACGCGGCGGAAAATCCGGCCGTGTCTGGGCAAGGCGGGCAATACTGGAAAAACTTCTACGACAAGCGGTTCGGCGACTTCGTGCCGCATAATGAGACGTGGCAGCGTAACGTCGAGCAGATGGCGGCGGATCGCTTGCAGCAGCACGGTTTCGATCCCAACGCGACCTTGAAATCATTGCAGGAGATGGCAGCGGCGTACAAGCAAGGCCCGATGTTCGACAAATTCACCGCAGCCATCGACATGATACAAAGCGGCAAGCAGATCGGCCCGCGCACCTACGAGGTGAACTTCAGGGCCAAGCCTGAGGAGCTGCTCGACTGGGACAAGCCGCTCGCGCAGCAGCCTGCGGGTCCGGCAGCATGGAATGTCGCCAAGAAGTGGCTGTTCGGCTCGCCCGAGAAGATGACCGGCGAGGAGGCGTACCGCGGCATCGCCGCGATTGAAGACAAGCCGCGCGCGAGCAACGTGTTTCGCGACGAGGCAGGCATCCCCGGCATTCGCTATCTCGATGAGGGCTCGCGCATGTACGATGCCGAAGCGAAGCGGATGATAGGCCAGCACGGCTCGCGCGAAGCGGCGCTGGCGGCGGCGCTGAAGGAACAGCAGGTATCGCCGTATGCTGACTGGTGGCGCTCGATTGTCGGCGACTTGCAGAAGCCGCAGACCTACAACTACGTCGCCTTCGACCCCTCCAAGCTCGACATCATGGCGAAGTACGGCGTGATCGGCGCCACCGGCGGCGTGCTCGGCGCCGGCGCGATGGGCGGCACGATCGACCAGAGCACATACGGAGCGCGGCCATGAGCGACCGCTACAACCCGTTCGGCCTGTCCTACCTCGACCGCCCGGTCGACACGCCGAACTATTCGGTCGACAGCCGCTGGCCCGACCAGCCCTCCGTCGCCGATGCATTTCAAATGGGCCATTTGGCCCATACCGACCAGTACAGCCCGACCACCTACGCGCCGTTCGACGCCTACGACCGCGCCCAGCAGGCGCAGCACCGCGACGAGAGGCAGCAGCAGGCGGTGCAGCGTTCAGCCGACGTGGCGCGCGGGCTGGCCGGCCAGCAGGGTCCGGCCGACATCCGCCCGGTGGTCGGCGGCATGAAGATGGCCGACATGGCCGGCGACATGCTCGCGCCCGACGACGTGCTCGGCGCGAGCACGCTGTTCAACCCGGTTAGGATCGGACGCAAGGCCATCCCCGCGGCGGCTGGTGCCGTGCTCGGCTCCGACACCGCCGAGGCCGCGGGTCGTCCGCGCGTGCCGCGCGGCAAGGCCGTGATGGGCGGCGTGGCGGATGTGACCAACTGGACGCCGCCGGGCATCGGGCACAACAACCCGCCGGTCGCGGCGCGCTTCGGCCAGTACGCCGAGGAGTACCCGCCGGTCGGGCCTCCGGTGCTGGCGATCGACCCCAAGACCAAGAAGGAGTTCTGGTCGAAGGAGCTGACGCCCGAGGCCGTAGCCTTCCAGAAGGAGCGCAAGCGAATATCGGACGACATGGCGAAGAACGGCTACCAGCCGTACTTCGACGTCGCGCAGCGCCAGCACGTCGATCCGGCCAACTACCCGCCGAACGTGGACACGACAACGATCGTCCCGAAGAAGCAGGCGACGATCGACAAGCACATGGAGAACATCGGCAGCGAGGAGGCACGCACGCGCCTGCGCGCCGCGTTCGAGCGCGGTACGCAACTCCCGAACACGGCCGACTGGTACGCGATGAAGCAGCTGGAGGACGAGTTCATCAAGGAGCTGGGGCCGCAGGCCGGGCGCAAGGCGTTTCAGGATCGCATCGCGACCAGCATGGCGGCCACGACCGGCGGCGCCGATCCTACCTCGAACTGGATGATGGCGCACTACGGCAACTACCTGCGCGCCACCGGCAAGCCGTACCCCGAGGCCGCGCACCAGATGCCGTTCCCGATCGGCGGACGCTACGCCTCCGGCAACATGGCGATGCACAAGAAGATATTCGACGAGGGCGGCTTCTCCGCGCTCGGCGCGGCCAACCCGAAGCGGCACAACTTCTCGCAGAATTTCACCGGCAACCGCGGCGCGGCGACGATGGACGAGCAGATGACGTCGGGCATGACGCCCAAGGTCATGATGCCGCCGCCGGGGACCTACGGCCTGTACGAGAAGGTGCTCGGCGAGGAGGCCGCCAAGGTCGGCGTGCGTCCGCAGAATTATCAGGACGTCGGCTGGTCCGGCTTCAAGAACATGAAGGACCCGTCCTACACGGCGGGACAGCCGTTCATCCAGACGATCAACGAGAGCATCGAGCGCACGCACCGCCTTACCGGCATGCCGAAGGATGAGATACTGCGGCGCGGGATCATCAAAGGTGAAATCCCGATGTACGCGCTGATGGGCGCCGTCGGAATGGGCGCGATCGCCGATCAGTCGCGGTATCCGAAATGAACGCCGCCCCATTCGAGCGGATCGAGTTCCTCGATGATCGGCTCCGCCTCGGCGCTGGTGCGGTGCAGGCCGGTCAGCTGGCGCACGGCCATGCGATACGTGGCCGAACCCGCGGTGGCGGCGTTCTTGCGCGCGATCAGGTCGCGGATCGTTTGCTCAAGCGCGTGCATGGGGACTATGGTACTCAACCCGAGAGGAGACGACAATGGCCCAAAGTGCATTGACGGTTACGCCGCCCAGCCCGACGCCGCCGACGAATATGTCGTTCACCGGCGCCACGCCGCCCAATCCGCCCAATCTCACCAAGGCGACCTACGCCGACAACTTCGACAACAACATCTTCAATTCCGCGCCGCCGCCCTACTTCGACGACGGCACCGCCGGCGCTCTCACCGCGTTTGCGGCCAATACCGCGGCGCTCGCCTCCGGCACCGGCGCGACCGCGGGCGGCACCGAGAACAGCTACCCCGGCGCGGCCGGCGGCGTGGTCCCGGCCTCCACGTCCGTGGCGCACGAGGGCGCCGGCACCGAGGTGGTGGTCACCGCACCCGGTTCGCGCGCCGAGTGCCCGACGCAGGCGGTGTCGGATCTGGGCGCCTACACCCTGTCGCCGAACGCCAGCCATGCTTCCTACCTGACCGGAACGGTTGGCACCGGCACCCCGACGACGTCGGCGGCGAGCGGCGCGAGCAACGTCTCCGGCGCCGGCACCACGCTGCTGACCGTGACCGGAACCAACTTCAACCGCTCCAGCGTCGTCTTTGTGAACGGCGTTGCGCAGACGACGAACTTCGTGAGCGCGACTTCGTTGACGGTGACCAACGCGCCGAAGCGGGCCACGGCCGGCACCCTGCCGGTCACGGTCGTCAACGGCGTCGGCGGTACCCCCAGCAACGCAACGAATTGGACGTTCACATGAACACTCCACGCACGCCCGACGACGGCCGTAACGAGCGCCAGCGCCAGCGCGAGGCCGAGATCAACAAGGATCGGCCGTTCGACGACGGCCGCAAGCGCAAGGACGACCAGCCCGAGCGGTTGCCCAAGGCCGAGGGCGACGACCGGCGCGAGCTGCTTGAGGAGAAGCCGTTCGATTTCATCGAGCGCACCAAGCCGGAGGACCGGCTCGACGACACCAGCCACCACGGCCAGCAGACCCGCGACAACGTCAATCCGGCGATCCCGAGCGTGGCGCCCGAGGAAACCGGGCCACCGAACGCGCGGATCAAGGACCCCGGCGGCATCGTCGACCCCAAGCGGCTCGGCATGGAGAGCATTGCCGGCGTGGCGCCGCCCGAGCCGGAGGTGAAGGTCGAGCAGTGGCCGAGCCTCGGCCTCGATCACACCAAGGACGCGGGCGATCAGGTGCAGGAGGCGGAGAACCGCCAGCGACAGGCCAAGGAAGGCGGCGGGGGCTTGGGCGAGCCCGACCGGCTGGTCAGCATCAACGAGCCTCCCGGCTCGCACGTATTCACCGGCTCGGACGGACCCAATCAGGTCCCGGAGGACCCGCAGAACCTGCCGCCGCTGGTGCTGACCGATATCAGCCCCGACACCGCGGTGGTCGGCTCCGGCTCGTTCCCGCTCACCGTCACCGGTTCGGGCTTCGGCCCGAATTGCGTGGTGGTGTTCGACGACGTCGACGTGCCGACGATCGTCGTGTCCCCGACCGAGTTGACCGCGGACTGCCCGGTGTCGGCGACGGCGGAGATCGTCGACGTCGAAGTATCGCGCGGCGAGGAGATGAGCGACGTATTGTCGTTCGAGTTCACCGCGGTCGCGCGCATGAGCAGCGCCAAGCGCGAGCAGCAGCGCAAGCCAAAGAAGGACACGCCGAGCAGCAAGCGCGTCAAGAAGGGCAAGAGGTGACCGGCGATGAGCCTTGGACAAGATCGCGTGCGCGTTTCGTTCAATCCGTCCGGCGATAGCGTGGTCGATCAGATCAAGCAGAAAACCGCCGATTTGATCGATCTCTGCGAGCAGTACAAGTCGCCATTTCCCGAGCAGGGGCGCTGCGCCGCGCTGGCGCAGACTGCTTACGAAGAAGCGGCGATGTGGGCGGTGAAGGCCGCAACAGCCACGACGGCAGACAAGTAGGAGAACAACATGGGATGGCCGGTCGTTACCGTAGCGGCGGGCGGCCTGCCCGTGATCGACGTCACCGGCACGTTCCCGCGTCTGGGCGTGCCGGTGTCCGAGGCGGCCAACGGTCGCGGCACGCCGGTGACCAAGGTGGTGGCGCCGCGCATGGCGCTCGCCGTCACCTTCGTGGTACCGCCGCTGCTGATGCTTGCAGGAGCTGCCGATGGACGTGAGGCTGATCGAAGTGGAGCCGGGCCGCTGGCGCGTGGACCGGCGCAGCATCCCGGTGGCGCGCTCAAGCCTGCCGTGCCCGTCCGTGATCTCGGACGCGATGCCGCCGACCGAGCAGGTGGACGGAAGGTTCTACGAGAGTAAGCGTCAGTTCCGCGCGGTCGGGCGATCGCTCGGGCTGATCGAGGTCGGCAACGAAAAGCCAAAGCCGCTGGTGCGCTCGACCGACCAGCGCGCCGTGAAGGACGCGCGCCGCAAGGCGCTGCGCACTGCGGCGGAGAAGTTCAAGGCAGGCCACCGCGCCCGGTGATCTGACGGCGGGACGGGGGTCCGGCCGACGCACTCCACAGGCTCGTCCTAACCGCCGCTCGTCGCGGCCACGCAGGACGTCGCCATGTCAGATACCGCAGTCGCCCCGGATACCGCCCCGCCGCCGCAGCCAGCCCCGCAGCCGAGCCAGACCGAAGTCCCGGTCAATCCCAACCCGGTCAGCGCGCCAGCTCCTGTGGGCTCGCAGGCGCCGGCCAAGCCCGAGGCGCCGCCGACCTCGCGCCGCGAGGCGATCCAGCGCGCCTTCTCCAAGGTCGACACTCGGCCCAAGCCCGAGGCGGCCAAGCCGAAGATCGGCCACAACCAGCCGC